TCTGACTCCAGCAGTTAGTCTTGGTGCCCCTTATTGGGACACTTCAGGCTGACAACTGGGGCCGATTGTTGACGGATCGTTATTACCGACTCCCCAGAAAATACTGGGAAATGGGTAAGAAGTTCCGCCATACCTGGGATAATGAATATATTTCATTTCCCAAGGTGAAGTACGGTACTGGACAGCCGATGGGGGCTCTTTCGTCCTGAGTCATGCTCGCCCTTACTCACCACATTGTGGTGCAGTGGGCGGCGTGACGTGCAGGGGTCCTTAATTGGCGTTTCCAATGGTTTCCAGGATATATGGTTCTTGGTGATGATATTGTGATCTTTGATGCCTTTGTGGCTCAACAGTATCACTATATCATGACCGAGCTACTGAAAGTTAAGATAAATCTAGCAAAGTCGGTGTCGTGTCGTAATGGACTGACACTCGAGTTTGCGAAGAAATATTGGGTGAAGGGGAAGAGGGCGTTTATGGTCCCTATTCGGGATTGTATCGTCTCTTCCCTAACAACCACTGTGGCGGTTGAGTTCATGCGCAAGCATGAGCTTAACCTCACCGCTTATCTGACATTACGCGGGTTTGGCTACCGTTCCAAATCTCGGATTAATTCCAAGATCTGGAACTTAAGCTCCCGGATGCGTACTATCCTGGTGGCCTCAGAGAGTTCCCGACCCTTTTTGGATTGGGTTAGTATGGATACCCTCTCGCGGAATCATGAGCTTAATCGCTCTATGAAGATTCGATTTATCGATCTCTTGTATTATGACATCGGGGGTTTACTCCGGCGTCTTTTACTTGAGAGAGATAATAAGAAAAACCCATGGATCTGGAGCATGTCGATTCATGATCTACTGCCCCTGGCCCGTGGGTTCCGTGAGAAGTGGATAATCGCGGATCTCATGCCCCGCCGGGCGGCCTTTCGAGACCGCCTGGATCGGTGAATTGAGATCTTCGAGAAATGAAGTGTCGATCTATCGGCCCTCGATCAATTCGAGGATTCCAAGATTGATCACATTCTATCCATGTTTATCCAGAATTATAATATGATTCTGGAAACTTCTACTGAGTGTACTTCGCTGACTTGGTATTCAGACCGAGCACCGGAGGAAAGACCATTTGATCGTTTTCTCCCTTCTATGAAGCGGTGATTAAAGTATAACGGTGTAGTGCAGAGCGAGTTGGATAGGATTTCGAAAGGGAAGTCGTTGTGAGACAAAAATGTCTCCAACCGCCTCTCTGAGAAGTCGCTACCCTTTGTACCGTTTGACCGCCATAGTCTTGTACATATGGTCAGTCAACCCACATACTGGTTCTTTACAACCTCCTATCCGTTTAAGGCATTGGACAGATTGCGAAATCTTCCATTGTACTTTACGGATGTGTGGTTTATTTTTCCTATGATGCGGGCAAAGATTGCGTCTATTTTCGGTTGAAGCCTGTTCTTCTGAGTCGTCTTTGACCACCTATTTGGCGGCGTTGACACCTCTTCGGTACAGGCCGTAAAGGGCTATGCTGAGAGACATTCCACCGTCGGAGACCTTGGTCCGAGCGATGATGATGCTCAACAGGGATGGGAAGGGCTGGATGCCCTCCTATCAAACCCTCTTCTGAAAATGTGGCTTGCCTTTGTTCTTGGGATGATTGGTGGAGGGATTCTTCTCATATTAGGTTTCGGTATGACCGAACCGGATGAGTTTATCTCTCTATGAGAAGTGCTGAAGGACATGTGGTCCACTCGCTGGTTTCGACCAGTGGGAGACCATTGCCCGGATGTGCTTCCAACTGCCCCTGATTCTTCATTTCGATTTCCCTCCCTTTCGGAGATGATCGAGTGAAGTAATCGGAGGACTTCGTCCCCTGACTTTGGTAAGTCCCCTCAAATAGGTCATGGTTGATCCGAACCATGGACGTTTAACGAGGAGTGACCGGAGAACTGACGTTAATATGTACTTGATGCTTGGTTACCTGCGGGATCGACCTGAGCCTGCTGAAAGAATGAGTATATCTCGGTTACCGAAGTACAGTGGAAAGTCCCTTTTCAGACTAACCCTCTGACTATACGAGTAAGCCAAGGCGGAGGTTCATAAAAACCGATAAAGGTATATGAGTTCCTAGGCGTTCAGGAAGTGAAAGTAAGGAATCAAGTAAAATTTTAAAGCCGG